ACGAGAGGCTTTAGACTCATCACTGACCCCCAGTATTACCACTGAACCCCGGTGCCCCCGGAGGAGGAGCAGAGCCTGTACCAATAGTCCCACCACCTGAACCCTGAGTATCTTGAGGCTGTGCCCCTGCAGGAGCCGTAGGAGCGCCCTGTGGAGGTGCCCCCGGTGTTCCCGGTACCTGACCTGCTCCACCAGCTTGTGGTGCTGTAGGAGGCTGTGGCTGGCTCTGCTGGAAGGTCTTAAGAATCTCTGCCTGAATAGCAGCCCGTTGCATGGAGTTTGCAACCTTATCAGGATCAAGGTCCATAGACTTTGCAATCTCACGAACAATGTAATCCAGACGAGCGAAGGGAGCAAGTACGGGGTTCTGTACAACACCAAGGAACTGCATGAGACGCTGAGAACGAACTTCATTAGCCATCAAGGACTCAGTGCCAGCAGCCTTAACTTCCAAGTCACCCTTGATCTCAGGGTCGAAGTCAAACTGCATATTGAAGCTGAACAATGCACGACCAAGAGGAGCCAGAAGGTAGTCATCAATATTCTTAACGACAGTACGGATTGAACCATTAGCTGCAGACATAAGCATAGAGATGCCAGAGGCTGTACGTCCCACACCAGAGATGCCTGTCTGACCATGAGCAAACGAGGGGAAGCCAGTTGATTCGTCAGCCAAGACACGAGCTTTGTCAAACATCTGCATATTCTCGTTAGAGACGTTGGGGAACTTTGTACCGAAGATGGCCTGACCGGGAGCGCCACCCTGACGCCGGAAGACTTTCCCCGGATACACTTCAAGGTCTTGACCCGGAACCAAGTTAGTCTCATCAAGTTCAATCAGCAGGTTGCCGCTAAGTGCTGCGTTATCTACAGCCATACGCATGAAGCCATTCATCAGTGTCTGAGTGTCATCCATGTTCTCAGCGATACCCACACCCCAGAGCGAGTAGGGATTGATCTCATAGGGTACTGCATAGAAGGGGATGATAGTAGGAGTAAAGGGGTTCATCACAAGACGAAGGACACGCCCATTACATACCCAGATATTGACAGAGATTTGGTTCTTGTCTTTTAGTTCCTTAGGGATGTCCACGCCATGACGCTCTAGGACTTCACGATCTACACTGCCCCAGAACTCTAGCACTTCATAACGCTCAGGAGAAGAGTTGTTGGCAGAATCTTCCATAACCTGTTCCCACCACTCTTTAATGTAGCTAGGACCAAAGCTAAGTGCAGTCTCAATTTCATTCTTACGGAAGAAGGGACGATTGCTCAACTTACGCAGTTCACTACGAGACATCTTGTGACGCTCAATAGCATACTCAGCTTCGTCCATGTTCTGTGCATCAGGATCAGGGTAGAAGTTCCAGACAGATACGCTAGATACTTGGGGAACAGTCTTAATCAGGGGATCATACTCACCAGCTTCATTCCAGCGAGGATATTCCTTGTCCACTGCAAACGGACCCTTCATAATACCAGTACCAAAGAGTGAACACTCAAAGGCAGCAGCACGAAGATGCTTGTTGGCATTAGATTCTTCCAACTGATCGTGGATTTTCTTTTCCATCTTCTTAGCTGCAATCATAGCAGGTTCAAAGGTGATCTGAGTAGGGGTAGTTCCGGGACCGGGACGCAAATCTTTGATGGGAGCAAGTTCTTTCTGCATACCACCAAGGCGTCTCAAGAACTCAGGCATAGTCTCACCGGGAAGTAGCTGTTCAATGCCAGCAGACTTCTCAGCCTTCTTAAGATCGTCGTTAGTCTCCATGTGAACGGAGTCTTCAACACCATCAGGCAGAGTAGTGGGGTCAATGGTGATAGGGAACTTATTCCCACCGAAGAGAACCTCAGTCATCTGACCAAATGCAGCCAGAACCTTTGTCTTTGTGACCTTAACGAAGACACGAGACTTTTCAGTATTGGTAAAGGCTACATCATCCCCATAGATACCACGATAGTTCCTATAGGCCCTAATCCAACGCTGTTCTTCAACAGACTTTGCATCTTCAGCCTTCTTAAAGCGTTCCTCTACGTAAGAGACAACACCACCTACGGAAGTATCTGTAGATTTGTCACCCTTAGTGTCTGAGATAGCTACCATAGATGCACTATCAGGGGAAATATTCTTCTCTACCATTGTCATATCCAATTAAAGTTAATACCCGAAGGTCTTATCAGCTACTTGAAAACCTGTACGACCCATACTTGTATCATAGTCATGGAGTCCGCTACGAGGTCTAGTCATTACGCCGTATCTTAGAGCATCATACAAGTGATCTTCTGCATGAGTATCCACATCCTCTGAGTTAGTCTTACTTAGTGGTAATGCGGGTAGTTGAGAGATAAGGTTCTTACAAGTATTAAAGATGATCATACGGGGTTCGTCAGTATACTCATCAATCTGCAATCTTCTGTGGATTTCGTTCTTACCAGCGATACGAGAACCCTTACTGCGGTCTGCTGGACGCCAACGACACCCCTTTAGGATCATTCTTTCAGCAATACTAGGTCCAGTATCACCCCGTTTGTGCCACAGAGAGGAGTCAAGTACGCCATAACGCATCTTTTCCCCTTCTTCTAGCTCAAGAACCCTGTCTGCAAGGTCTTCTGCCAGTACTTTAGAGACATAAAGCTCTCTATAGACCACTAGTTGCTCACTTGGAGCCACCGCAAACCACAAAACACCACTGTAAGAGCTGTATCCGTAGTCTGCCGCACGAAATCTAGGCCAATTACTAGGAATATCAAAGGGTTCTGTGGTATGAATCTTGCGATTGAACTCAGAAAAGGCAGCACCCTCAGCCGCATCCCAGTTTCCTTCGAGTAATTGCTTCCTCTGATGCTCTGGAAGAGACAAAAGGTTGGCTTCATACATCCCATCTTCGGCTAGGTAGGGGTTATCGAACAAAGTTGCAGGAATAAACCTGCGTTGGAACAGTGGTTCTCCTTCACGAGAGTGTCCCTTAGGCCACTTAAGGGTATCACCCGTATCAGGATCAGTTGCCCAGAAGGCTTTTCCGGGTTTAGAAGGGTCAATGAAGGCTTTCTTCACCCAACCATGACCTGCACCACCGGGGTTTGTAGTGGCACGTTGGTATAGCTTCAGACCACTGTCCCTAGTAGTACGCAAACGAGAGCGCATATAGTTCCAAGCGTAAGGACTAGCCCATTGGGTTAGTTCGTCGAAGCCAATCCAGTTGTATGCCTGACCTTGGTAGCGAGTAACGTCATCATCTGCGTCCAGATAGCTCATCCAGAGTGTTGCACCGGAGGGAGCTACCCATGTTTTATCTCTTTCAAGGAACTTGATACCCGGAATAGCTTTGGGATAGAGCATCTTAGAGACTGAGACAAGTTCCCGTAGTTCTTCTGTAGACTTACGCACAAGAAGCATCTTAGCGTGTTCGTTATTCAGGTAGCGAACTGGGTCAGCCAACATAGCGTAGGACTTACCACCACCCGCAGCACCACCATAAAGAACCTCTTGCTCATTTGCAGAGAGAAAAGATGTCTGAGGTCCGGGGTTAGGTTGAAAGATTACTTCTTGTGCTTTAGCCGTGTTGATCGTCTGAGGCTTCGGTTGAGCTGGGACTGTCAATACTATCTCTTGTACTGGTTCCACCGATTCGACCTTCAAGTCTTTCGGCCTTCTCAAGGGCTTCTTTGTACCTTTGGGAGAGGTACCGTTGATTTGCAGCTTCTGTCTTACGCTTGTGTTCAAGTCTAACCCTCTTAAACAATCCAACATGGGATATAACTCTTCCACTCTGCTCACTCAACCATGCTGCTACAGCACGATAGGAGTAACGCTTCAAGTGTTTCTTTGCCTGTTCCAGAAGCTCAAGCTCCTTAGGAATAGGCAGGAGTATATCTTTGTCGTTTGGGTCTTCTCCGTACCCAAAGGGAATTACTTTTCCCACTCGTACCACAGGCTTCCACTCATAATGATCACCATTATCAACGGGCTTAGGTAACTTCCATTCTGTTTTAATTTTTGACATACGACTTTGTACTACAGTTTATAAAACTTGTCAATCATTATTCTTGGCAG